TCGCAGCGGTCGGCAAGAGCCTCCGCGAGTTCCAGCGGCAGCGCCATATCGCGGTCGCCCTGGAGGCCCGGCGCCGCGTCGAAGGCCGGCAGGGCGTCAGCCCGACCCTCACCGTGGTCGACGGTTCGCGCGGCGCCGACGTGCAGGGCGTGCGACCGGGCGGCCGTATTGGCTTCCTGTTCGATCCGACGCCGATGATCTACCGGGCGGCGATTCCGCTTCTGGTGTCCATCGCCCCGTTTGACGACAGCGACAAGGCGGATAATCGCGTGTTCCGCGATCACTTCTTTCCGCTGATCGACGGCAAGGAGGGCGATGTGGGCAGCATGCGGCCCGGCGCCGTCGTGACGATCGTGAATCGCATGTTCGGCTACAGCCGCCGGCTGGAGCGCGGCTGGTCGCTGCAGGCGCCGAACGGCGTCATGCAGGTCGGCGCCGAATTGCTCCGGGCCCGGTTCGGCCGCGTGGCGGACATCGCCTACACGTGGGTTCCGCTCGGCAGCATCGGCGGCACCCGCCGGGACCGCCCGGATGGCGGCCGCTATCCGGCGATCACGATTCAAGGGCGCGGCTTCGCATGACGGCGCGGGCGTTCGACGCGATCAAGGCGCAGTTGGCGGCCCCGAACTATGCGGCGCTGCCCGTGCTGTGGGTCGAGGAGTACGCCGCGCCGCCGACGGGGCCGGACGGCGGCATGGTGCCGTGGGTCCTGGCTGAGGTCCTGTTCGGCCCGCGCGACACGCACCCCGGCAAGGCCGGCGCGCGGCTGAAGCTCCAGGTCGGCGTGCTGCGCTGCTTCGTGCATGTTCCGAAGGGCAGCGGTGCCGGCGTCGGCCTGCCGCTTGCCGATGAACTGACGGCGGCGCTGGATCTCAAGGATCTGTCGACGAGCGAGCCCGGCGAGTTGGTCCGGCTCGAGAACGCGTCCGCCATCACCGGCGACGACATCGCCAGCGATCTCCGCGGCGTCTACGACATCACGCTCGTCTCGGTGCCGTTCCAGTACTTCCACCGCTGACCGCTCCGTCCATCGACGTTTCCCGGCCCGCCTTCGGCGGCCGTCACCGTGCCCATAGGAGGGACCTGTGTATCAGACAAACTCGAATGGCTATGTCGCCTTCAAGGCTCAGACCGCGCTCGGTGCGCCGGCCTCCGGTGCCGGCGCGACGATCCTGCGCCAGACCGGCGGCGCGATGCGCCAGACCATTCAGCCCGTCGGCAGCAACGAGGTCCGCCGCGACGGCATGACGACTCGCGGCGCGCAGGGCTCCCGCCGCACGGCGGGCCAGTTCAACGGCGAATTGTCGCTCGATCTGCTGAACCAGATCGCGCCGGCCGTCATGCGCGCCGCCGACTGGAGCGCGGTCGTCACGATCGACGAGGCCGCGATGGGCGGCGCCACGGTGTCGGTCGACGCCAATTCCATCACCGCCTCGGCCGGCTCCTGGATCGCCGCGGGCCTTCGCGTCGGCGACGTGATCAAGCTGACGAGCGGCTTTGCCGCCGGCAACGCGAACCGGAACCTGCGCATCACCGGCCTGACCGCCACTGTGATCACTGTCGCGGAGACGCTGACCGTCGAGGCCGGGCCGATCGCGGCGTATACCGTGGTCAAGGCGAAGTCGCTGATCAACCCGGCGGCCGGCTCGCTGGTGAGGACGTACGTCACCGTCGAGGAGTACGAGGCCGACATCGACGCCTCGGAGGTCTTTGAGGACTGCCGCTTCGGCCGGCTCGTCTTCGCGATGCAGCCGAACGGGCTCATCACGGTGCAGACGGCGCTCATGGGCACCGGCAAGATGACGACCTACGAGGCCGGCGAGGCGCCGATCTTCACGGATCCGACCGAAGGCACGGCGCTCCCCATGTCGGCGGTCGATGCGGTACTACGTGTCGGCGCCAACGATGTCCTGGACCTGACCGCCTTCAACCTGACGGTCGATATTGGTCTCTCGGGCGTGGATGTTGCGGCGTCGAAATTCAGCCCCGACGTGTTCGATGCGCCGATGACGATCAGCGGCGACTTCACCGTGTTGCGCGAGGATCTCTCCTACGTGGCCGCCGCGCTCGCCGAAACGCCGCTCTCCCTGCACTTGCTGGCCGTCGAGAACGAGTCCGAGCCCAAGGACTTCTTCTCGCTGTTCCTGTCGAACTTCACGATCACGCTGCCGGAGAAGTCGGAGCTGACCCGCCAGGGCGGCCCGCGCACCCAGCGCATCCTGATCAACCCCGAGCTGGTCGGCGTCGATACGCGCGGCGGCGCGTATGACCCCACGATGATCAAGTTCGCCACCAGCGCCGCGTAATCCGAGACGTCCAGCCTCGTCGCGGCCCCGGGGCCGCGACCTGCCACCCAAAGCGTCGCGCGACGCCGCCGGCCCGGTGTTGCTGGGCATCGGGCCGGCACCAACCCAGCCAAGAAGGAAAACCATGCTCCGATTCATCTCCGAAGACGGCAGCTTTCTGGGCGTTCGCGTCGAGAACGCCGAGACCGGCGAGGACCTGACAAAGTCTCTGTCGATCATGCACGGCGCGCAGATCACGATGGACCTGCCAGATGTGACCGCGCGGGTCGAGCTATGCGTCGTTCAAGCCGACGCCGTCGCCGGCCGTACAGACTGGCTGACCAAGCACCCGATCGACGGCGCATTCAAGCCGCTCGCGGCCATTGAGTTCCGCGACGGCACCCGCGTCGAATTCGCGGAAGACGGAACGCCGCGGATCGCGCCGCGTCCGGCCGCCGCCTGACCATCCGCCCGAAACCCAGCCAAGAACAACCATTGGAGAGAATCGTGACCGAGAACAGCGCCCCCGCCTTTGATCCGTCCGTCTTCGAGGCCTCGCTGGCCGACACCGCCGACATGGTTGTGAACCATCCCGTTACCGGCGAGCCGACGAGCTGGGTCATCACCTTCGCCGGCCCCGGCCATCCGCAGCAGATCGAGCTGACGGAACGCCTTTCCCGCAAGTTCGAGCGCGAGCGCCGGGCGAAGGAGCAGGCCGTGACCAATGGCAAGAAATGGAAGGCCGAGGAGCTGTCGCCCGACGAGCGCCGCGCCGAGAACGTCGGCATCATCGTCGACCAGATCGTCGGCTGGCGCGGCTCCTCGGTGCCGTTCAGCAAGAAGACGGCGACCGAGATGCTGCTGAACCCAAAATTCGCGCTTCTGCTGAAGCAGGTCAACGAGTTCCTGGAGTCCGAGAAGGCTTTTATCAAGGCCTCCGCGACGACCTGATCGCTTACGCCCGTCATCAGTTCCGGCTCGGCCGGGCCGACAAGGACGGGCACAGCGAAGCGGAGCATCTCCGCGGGTTGCTCGCGCGGGCCAAGACCCCCGAGCGAAAGGCGGAGCTGCGGGCGCAACTGGACGGCCCGCCGCTCCCGCAATCGGCCGCGCGGATCTGGCAGCTCTACGGCGAGCTGGCCGGCGAGCGCGATTACGCTGGCATGGGCCAGCCGCTGCGGATCAAGGCCCGCGACATCCTCGCCTGGCGGCAGCTCTACCGCCGCAGCATAACGCCCTACGAGGCGCGGCTGATTGCCCTCCTCGATGGCGAGTTCCTCGCCGCCCAGTCCGACCAAGACCGCACGCCGACCGCCGACACCGACGACTAGGGCGCCTCGCATGACGGGGCGCCCTCAATCGGAGCGCCGCCTTGATCAATCCGACCGAGATGTTCACGACCGAATTGCAGGTGGACGCCTCGCAGGCGAACACCGCGATTGCGGAATACGAGACCAAGCTCGGCAAGGGTGCCGCGGCTGCACGCCGGATGCAGCAGGCCAACGCGGAGATGGCCGAGAAGATGGCGGGCGTGCCGGCGGCGATGCGGGTGCAGATTCGCGCGCACGAGGACGCCGAGAAGACGCTCAACCGCCTGACCAACAGCTTCAACCAGGTGTCGCGGGCGGAGCGCGATTACGAACGGTTCAGCGGCGCGCTCGAGACGGCGCGGCGGCGCGGCGTCGAGATCACCGAGCTGCAGATCCGCACACTGGAGCGGTTGCGCGTCGCGTCGGATGCCGCGGCGCAGGCCGCCGGCCGGCAGACGCAGGCGGAGTTGGCATTGACGGCAGCGCAGCGCCGGATCAATCAGGCGACGGGCGTCGGTACGGGCTCCGACTACGCCGCCCGCGCCGCCGACATCGCGGCCTATGGCCAGGAGCTGGACCGGCTCCGCGCGAAGTTCAATCCGCTGGCCGCCGCGCAGCAGCAGTACCGGGCGACACTGGCCGAGATCAATCAGGCGGCGCGGATCGGCGCGCTCAGCGAGGCCGAGCGGGCCGCCGCGATCCAGCGTACCAAGGACTCCTTCGCGCAACAGGTCACGGCGCTGCGTGGCGCGACGAACGCGGCAACGACGCACACCGGCGCGGTGAAGCTGCAAGGCTATCAGGTCGCCAATCTTGGGCAGCAGCTCCAGGACGTCGGGGTTCAGCTCTCGATGGGCACGAACCCCTTCATCATCCTGGCCCAGCAGGGGCCGCAGATCACGTCGGCCATGGGCGGCGTGCGCAATGCGCTGGCGCTGACGCTGTCCTTCATCAACCCGTTGACGGTCGGCATAGCGGCCACGGCCGCCGCAATCGGCATCGTTTCCGCGCGCGCGATCGATCTGGCCGGCGAGGCCCGGACGATGGGCGTCGCGCTGCGCGCCATGGGCAAGGACGCCGAGATCACGGCCGGCCAGATGCACCGCCTGGTCGAGTCGATGCGCGATCTTGGCGTGGACAAGGGGCAGGCGCGGGCGGCGGCCCTCGCGGCGGTGCGCGCTCCCGGGGCCTCCGCCGCCGGCATCCAGCAAGCGCTGGCGCTGGCGCCGGACACCGCAGCGGCCTTCGGCGGAGACGTCGCCGATGCGGCCAAGCAGATCGCCGAGGCGTCGGTCGGCAGCTTCGATGCGATCCAGCGGCTGAGCGGCGCCTACCGTCTGCTGTCCGCCGAGCAGCTCAACCAAGTGCGGCTGATGCTCGAGCAGGGCGACAAGGCCGGGGCCGTTGCCATCGCCTATGACGCCCTCGCGAAGCGGGTCAAGGACGCCGCTGAAAACAGCCTGTCGCCCGCCAGCAAGCTTTGGAACGACTTGGGCCGCGCCTGGGACCACCTGATCGACCGCATCGCGCAGAGCGAGCCGGTCCTGAACGCGGTCAAGAATCTGGCCGACAATCTCGACCGGATCTCGGGCCGCGCCACGCCCGCGCAGCGGGCCGCCCCGCTGATCGAGCGCCGCGACTTTCTGCGGTCAGTGCTCGGCGACACCATCGACACGCCCGTCGATCAGCTGCCGTGGTGGCGTCGGTTCGATCCCGCCTATCGGGCGATGCGCTCGAATTACGACTCCTTGAACGCCGAGATCGCGACGATCGTGGGCGGCGGTGTCGGCAGTGGCGGGGGCGCCGGCGGAAATGGCGGCGCGGGCGGTCCGCGCGCGGGCGGCAGCATCGGCGGCGGAGGTCCCGTCCCGCCAAGCGGCGATCCGGGCTTCACGGCTGGCGGCGCGGCGGCCGTTGCGGCGGCGACGGCCGCTTACGAAGACCAGAACAAGGTCCTGTCGGCCAGCATCGGCGTCCGCGATCTCGTCCGCGCCCGGGTGGAGGCCGAGCGTGAGGCGATCACCAAGGGCTACACCGAAACAGAGAAGGCGCGTCTCATCGACGAGCGGGTCGCGACGGCCAAGACCCAGATGGCCACGGCGGCCAACGACAATCTCACGGCGATCCGGTCCGAGACCGAGGCGACGCTCGCCGTTGCAGAGGCATACCGGCAGAGCCTGGCGGCGGGACGAGCGGCGGAAGCGGCGGCGCAGGCGCGCAGCGAGAAGCTGCGAAACGTCGCGGTCGACGAGAAGGCCCTGGCCGATGCCATCCGCGACCGCGCCGCCGCGCAAGGCCTGGTCGACGTCGCGAAGTCGGCCGAAGACATGAAGTTCCAAGCCGACATGGCCGAGCGGGCCGCGGCGGCGGCGCGCAGCGGCGCGGAGGCCTCGCAGGAAGCCGCGCGCCAGGCGGAAGTGGAGGCGCTCCGGCGGCAAGCCTTGGCGACGGCCACGGACGCGACCCGCGCGGCAGTGCTCAAGGAGATCGCTGCCTACGACGACGAGAGCCGTCGGCGGCTCAGGAACATCCAGGAGATGGAGCGCGAGCGCGCGATCCGGCAGGCCGGGTACGACGTCCAGATCGCCGCGGCGCAAGCGCAGGCCGCGACGATCGCGGACCCGAGCCTGCGGCGACAGGCCGAGCTCGCCATCGAGCGGCAGCAGAAGATCAACGAGTTGACGCTCAAATACGGCAGCAACATCGAGCAGATTCGGAAAGAGCTGGCACTATTCGATCAAGCCCAGATATTCCGCGAGCAGGAGCGCTTCTGGGAGGACATTCGCCGCACCGCGCAGGACGTCTCGCGCGATGTTTCCGACTTCCTGGTCGAAGGTTTCGTCAACGCCGAGAAGGGCGGCCGGAGTACGTTCCGGGACCTCTGGGACGGAGCGCTCGCCGGGGCGAAGCGCTTTGCCGCGCGGGTCGCCGCGACGTTCCTTGAGCAGAAGATCATCATGCCGATCGCCATGCAGGTGGTTGGCGCGGCGCCGAATCTGTTCGGCATTCCGTTGCCGGTCGGCGGCACGACCGCGGGCGGCGCCGGCGCGCCTGGCGCGGCCTCCGGGTTCTTCAGCTGGGGCGGGGCGAGCACCGCCGGCGCGCAGAACTGGGCCTGGGTGACCGGCGCCCCGACGACGGCGACGGAGACCGGCGTCGTCTATTCGACCGGTCCCGCCGCGGGCATGCCGGCCAACGGCTTCGTGATGCCCGGCTTGGGCCAGATCGCGGGCGGCGGCCTCGTCGGCCTCGGCATCGGTGCCGGCATCGCCGGAATGCAGCCCTTCGGCAACCGGGGCATGGCTGGCGGTGCCATCGGCGGCACCATCGGCGGAATCGCGGGGTCCTTCTTCGGCCCCGCCGGCACGATCGTCGGCTCGATCGCGGGCGGCCTCATCAGCTCCGCCTTCGGCCCGAATCGCGATCCCCGCGGCTTCGCCCATATCGGCATTGCGGACGGCCGCTTCGCGCTGACCGGCAGCGGACAGAAGCACGCCAAGAGCAACCCGCTCGTCGCGCAGGTCGAGCAGATGGCGGCCGGGCTGAATGCGCTGGCCGACCAGTTCGGCCTGACCATCGGCGGCACGCTCGACATCCACGGCCTCGGCTTCGGCAAGTGGCTCAATCCGAATCGCGGCTACGGCAACCTCGTCCGCACGCCGGAAGAGCTGCTGCGCGCGATCACCGCAAGCGGCGTGATCACCGGCGACGCGACGATGAACACCATCCTGCGGAACACCCGGGCGGGGGATGTCGCGGGGCTGGCCTCGGATCTCGAGTTCGGGCGGGCCGTGCAGGATCTCAACGACAACATCACGCCGGCAGCGAAGGCGCTGCGCGAGATCAACGAGCAATTCGGGGCGATGAAGAAGCGGGCCGAGGATCTCGGGCTGGCCACGCACGGCGTCGACAAGGCGTGGCAGCAGGCGATCCAGTCGGCGAAGGACATGGAGCGCCTGCCGATCGAGTCCAACGTGCTTCGGTCCACCGGCGCCGCCGGGACCATGATCGCCGACTTCCTGCGCGGTCAGGCGCTCTCGGATACCAGCAGCCTCGATCCGATGGGGCGCCTGGCCGAGGCGCAGCGGCAGTTCGGCGACTTCCTCTCGCGGGTGCGCGGCGGCGATCTCGATGCCGTCGGCGGGCTCACCCAAAGCGCGCAATCGCTGCTCTCCATCGGCCGCGGCGTCCACGCCAGCAGCGTCGACTTCGCGAATCTCGAGGGCTTCGTCCGCAGCTCCCTGCAATCGGTCGGGCAAACGATCACCGGCGAGCGGTTCATAGCCGACCAGATCACGCGCGCCATCCAGCTGCAGACGCAGGCGCAGAACGATCAAAGCGCGGCGCTGCGCGAGGAAGTCAAGTCGCTGAAGCGCGAGATGCAGCTCCTGCGGCAGGAATTGGCGGCCTGATGGCGCTCGACGATCTCGCCCGGTTGCCGCATCGGCCGGGGCAATACCTCGTGGAGATCACGGCGTTCGCTGGTGGCGAGGGACGCTCCGGCGGAATCGCGACGATCGCCGAGATCCCGCTCGCCGATCTGCCGAAGGGCGGCGCGGTCACGGGTATCGAGGCCGTGTTTCGCTACGCCGACCGCCACTGGGCGGGCGAGCCGACCGACCCCAGCATGGCCAATGTCTTCTACGAGGGGCGCGTCACCGTGCCGCTGGTCATGGAGCGGCAAATGCCGCTCCTGCCGGAAGAGGAGCGCCGGGTCCAGCGGCAGCTCGGCAATATCGAGATCCACAACGCCGACGGGGCGCTCGACGAGCTCGTGACCTACGCGGTCGATGGCCGTGCCGTCCGCGTCCTGTTCGGCCCGGCCGGCGGTGCCTATGGCGACTTTACCGTTATCGCCAATGTCCTCGCGACGGGATGGGAAGCCGACGACATCATCGCCCGGGTGCTGCTGCGGGATCTCTCGTTCGCACTCGACCAGCCGTTGCAGCGCACTTTGTATGCCGGGACCGGCGGCGACGAGGGCGGCGAGGAGGTCAAGGGCAAGCCGAAGCCGTTGTGCTTCGGCCGTGCCCGCAACATCACGCCGGTTCTGATCGACCCGGCGCGGCTGATCTATCAATGGCACGACGGTGCCGGCCTGGCCGTCGACGGCGTCTATGACCGCGCCGCGGCGCTGACAGCCTCGGGCAGTGACGTCGCGGATTATGCGGCGCTGGCCGCGGCCACGGTGCCGGCAGGCAACTACACGACGGCCAACGCCGTCAGCATGTTCCGCCTCGGCAGCACGCCGGCCGGCTTGGTCACCGCTGACGTGCGCGGCGATGCCAACCCGTCCTATGTCGACGCCATCGATACCATCGCGCTGCGTGTGCTCACGGCGCGCGCCGGTCTCCGCTCCAGCCTGATCGACACCGCGACATGGGCCGCGCTCGGTGCCGCAGCGCCGGGCGAGATGGGGATCTATATCGGCGAGCAGGAGACGCCGACCACCAACGACGTCATCAACCGACTCGTCGGATCGGTGGGAGGATGGTGGGGCGCCAGCCGGGCGGGTCTTCTCCGCGCCGGCCGCTTGATGGATCCGGCGGACGAAACAGCCGCCCTGCCGCTCGATCAGTACGACATCCTCACGCTCGAGCCCGAGGCGACACCGATCCCGCGCTGGCGCCAACGCGTCGCCTACCGGCCGAACTGGACGCCGCAGCAGACCGACATCGCGCCCGGTGTCACGCCTGAGCGCCGGCAGTTCCTTGTTGGGCCCGAGCGCGTGGAGCCGGCGACGGACGAGACGGTGCGGACGCGGCGGCTAGGCGCGGACGACCCGCCGCCACTCACGAGCTTCTACGACGCCGCGGCCGACGCGCAAGCGCTGGCAGCCGCTCTGCTCGCGCTCTACTCGCCCGACCGCCGGATCTTTCGCGCCACCGTCAAGCGCCTCGGCTACCTACTCGATCTCGGCCAGTGCATCAGCGTGACGTGGCCGCGCCTTGGTCTCGGCGCCGGGCGGAATTTCATCGTGATCGGCATCCGCGAGGAGGCCGACCGGGACGAAACGGTCCTGCGGCTGTGGGGGTGAGCGGTGACCAACATTCTGTTCTCTTGGGTCAACCACGTCGACACGGCGGCGCTGGCGGCTTCGTCGGCAGCGGGATCGATGACGATCGCGGGCGTCGCGAACCCGATCATCGGCAAGCGATGGCGCACGCTCGATCTCGGCGCCTACGGGCAGGCGGATTTCGGGGCGGACAAGGCCATTGGCATCGTCGCGCTCGTCTTTCCGCGCGACACGATGGGCGCGCTCGCCGGCACGGTGCGCCACCGCTTCGACACCGATGGTGGCGCCGTCGGCAACGGCGCCGCGCATGACAGCGGCGACGTCGCAATCGGCGCGGTCGAGGGCTACGGGTATCACGTCTACATCCCGCCGAGCCCCGTCACCGCGCGCTACTGGCGCTGGACGTATGCCGCCTCGGGTGTCGCCTACATCGACACCGGCCGCGCGTGGGCGGGCGAGGCCTGGCAGCCGGAAGTGAATTTCTCCTACGGCCAGGGCGACACCTGGGACGATTTGAGTCGCATCAGCGTGTCCGATCGCTCGGGCGCCGAGTTCGTCGATGAGCGCGCGCGTCGGCGGCTGATGGACTTCGCGCTCGAGCACATGTCGGAGGCCGACCGGCAGTCAGTGCGCGAGCTGCGGCGGATCGTCGGCATCTCGCGCCAGATCCTCACCGTGCTCGATCCCGACAGTGCGGCCAAGGAAACGATCCTCGGCCGGCTCGCCGAGACCAACCCGATTCTGCACACCGCCTTTCCAATCTTCTCCACCACCTTCCGCATCCGGGAATCACTCTGATGGCCAAACTCGGCAACCGCATCAAAGAAACGACGCAATCGATCGGCACGGGACCTCTGGCACTGGACGGCTCGCCGCTGGGGTTCCGGCGTTTCAATGAAGACTTCGCGTCGGGCGACGTGGTGCAATATCTGGTCGTCGACAACCCCGACAATCCGGTCGATTACGAGTATGGCCGCTGCCCGTTCTACATCGGCACGCCCGACACACTGGCCCGCTCTGCCGCCGGGGTCGTCGGCTCGTCGAACGGCGGGAGCTTGGTGAATTTTCTGGGCGGCACCAAGACGGTGATCTGCACACTCGTCGCGGACGAAGACGGCGGGATCAGCGAGCTTCTCGTCAAGGCCATCGGTGGCACGGCGGCCCGCACGCTGGCGGCCTGGATGGCCGATCTCGTCGCGGCGCAGGGCGACATCGCGACGGCGCAGGGCGACATCGCGACGGCGCAGGCGGACATCGTCGATCTCAGTAGCCGAAAGGTCGACCGCGTGCCCGGCACGCCACTGCAGACCGTCGCCGCCACTCCATACATCGCGAACGAAAACCTTACGGCCGTGATCCCGGTCGACAGCACTCCGCCGCGCTCGAATGAGGGCACCCGTATCCAGAGCGTCTCGATCGACGTGACGCGGGCCAATAGCCGCTTGCTCGTCGAGTGGGACGGGCAGGTCTCTGCAGACGTCG